CAGAGGACCGCTAGAAAGCCGGATGGGCCCCGGCGCCCTCGGGGACGTCGGCCACAAACCGGTCATAATAATCTTCCCAGCATGGTTTCATCATACCAAGAATAGCAGGGTGGTCTAGTTCCTGCAAGCTAGTGAGGCTATCCAGGTAGCCCTCTATGCTCTCTTGGTCTTCTGGTGTCAACCCAAACAGTCTTGAACAAAGCTCCCGTTCGGATGACGTCGCCCCCATCTCGCGGTGGGTGCGCCCAAATTCGTGCTGCCACACATCAGGGCGTTTGCCCTTGTTGTATCGGCGTTCTCCTTCGCCAACCACTCGGCGCACGTAATTCACCAGGTTTTTCACGATCGGACATCGCGGCACTTCCGCCTCGAGCGAGTCTGCCTTCGCCCGGAGCAGCATGTCGCGCGTCCGTTTGCTGCCAAATCGGCAGCGGGAATGGGACCAGCCAAACTTACAAAGAAGTTCGGCCGGGTCCACCACATTTTGGAAGTTATCGGTAGTGTAGTACAGTTTGCAGAAACCCATCTCACTGAGCTCCGTGCCCTGCACCATCTTTATCTTGTGACCAAAGCGCGCAAAGTCAGCGTCTGTCACCTCACCGTTCACGGCAAAAAGTCCGTCGTCGCCTTCTACAAAGCCATCCCACTGGAGGCCCTTCGATTCACAAACGGCGGCCATGGCGACCAAATTGGTAAATCCATTGCCAAGCGACGTCACCATATCGCCTGACATCCGCACTCCGGGCACGGACACGCTCAAAGTGGAATAGCGTATCTTACTGTCGCCAGGAAGCGCATGCAATAAAGCCATCAAAGGGGCATAATGTTTCGTGCCCCGCAGCATGTATGCATACAGTTGGAGATCATCACAGCACATCACTTCTGGGACCATCGCGGCCTCGAAAGAGGAGTGATCTGTGCCGTAGAAGCGCCAACCGTCGCCCTTATACTTGCCCAGTCTCTGCTGAATCCAGCGCGGGCGTTCACAGACTGGCACATGTTTGATAAAATATTCGGTGGAGTAGAGTCGTTCCTCTATAGCAGAGACGACCGGCCCAACTTCACAATTGAAGCGTTTGTCAACCGCATTTCCCCGGGGGTGGATCCCGCGCGGGTACTTGTACTCGTTGTACGTCTCGGTCTTGACAAATCCACTGAGGCGCACCGCTTTCGGCGGCATGACGTCGAACTCTCGATGGCTTCGACGATATATGGCTTTTTCGTTCTCAGTGTGGTTAATTGTTTCCACCCATTGGTCAAACGGCAGAACATCGTCGTCGCACAGTGGATCAACTTCGCTACGCAAAAAGTTGCGAGCGACGGTGCGACGGAAGCGCATGTCTCTAGGGACAATAGGAGGTAATACAGCACCGATGCGTTTGACG